AAAGGGGGCCATTGCAGCCCCCTTTCCATTAGTTACTTGTCTTGTTCGACAAGTAGTTCTGCCTTAGACTCAATTGGCTTTCTTCCAATTGTAATCTTCCTTGGCTTCTGCTCCTCAGGTACTACATTTTCTAATCTAATAGTCAAAATACCATCGGTTAAGTTCACGTCACGTACAACAATAGTATCGGCAAGAACAAATTCACGAGCAAAACTACGTCCTGCAATTCCTTTCACAATATACTCACGATCATCTTTCTCAGGCTTCATGCCAACCACAGATAGTCTGTTTTTAGAGGCAACGATCTCCAAATTGTCTTGATTGAATCCGGCAACAGCCATCTCCAATTCATAATTGAAGTCGTCTTTCTTTACTAGAGAGTAGGGTGGGAAGTTGTCGTTGGTCTTGGCGACATTAGCAGCATGCTGTAGAATTTCGAATGCTCTGTCAAAGCCAACAGTGTGGTTATGCCACGCGCGATCAAGATGATCGAATAGACCTAGTGTATGTCTAGTCATAGTTATCTCCTTTTATAAGCGAGTTAATGTTTTTAGTAGACCCGATATGGCATCTACACTCTTATTTATAATGTTTCCGTAAATTCTTTCTTAAAATTTTACCAGCATCATTCCTAGGAATGCTATCAATGTAAAATATCTTTCTAGGTATCTTATAACTTGCAAGACTATTCTTACAATGCATTATTGGATCAATTTCTGGTGCACCAACAATAAATGCTGTAACTACCTCACCCCATCTATCGTCTGGTGTACCAACTACAGCTGATTCTATAACACCCGGGCATGCGTTTAAAATACTTTCGACCTCTTCAGGATAAACATTATAACCACCTGATATGATCATATCATTCTTACGGCCTAGGATATAGAGAAAACCATCCTCATCCCTATATCCTAAATCTCCAGCAGACACATATTCTTCAACACTGCCGCCATTGAGATATCCTGAAAATAAACTTAGTGTCTGGGCATACACTTCCCCAACTTCATGTGGCTGACATTCGTCTCCACTCTCATTAATAACTTTAACAGTAGTACCCATCATTGGCAAACCCACCGAACTAATTTTGTTTTTAAACATTGAAGGAGAAAGAGATGTTGTTGGACCACATTCCGTAGAAGCGTATAGATCCCAAACCTTGTGGCCAAAAAACGCTACAGCCTTTTCTTTAAGATCGACATTGAAGGGGGCTGCAATACCCATCACAGCCTTCAATGAACTCGAATCATACTTACTGCACGATGGTGTGTTTACTATCATATGAATCAATACAGGCACAAGCATTAAACATGTTACCTTATATTTTTCAACCATCCTCATAATATACTCAGGATGAACCTGGGTCCCAAGCACAACAGTACCACCACTATTAAGCAACGACATCGTTGTTGTGTTGCCACCTCCATTGGATAGTGATACTAAAGTTAGAATTGTATCGTTTGTACCCATACAACCATAATCAACAGCCATTGTATAGAATGAGAGTAATCGAGATCTGTGAGATATGCAGATGCCTTTGGGGGCTCCTGTTGTACCTGAGGTGTAGATTATATTGAAGATGGATTGATCCTTAACCAGAGGATATTTGGAAAGAGATTGTTGCTTACTAAGCCAACTCTCATATTCCTCCCCAATAGTAATAACGACATCTACATATTGTTTGTATTCATCCTTATATAATTTTTCATCTATAAACAATACACGTGTCTTAGAGTCAACAAGAGATCCTATAACCTCTCTTGAAGTATTCTTTGGATTAATAGTAACAACTGATACTCCAACATCAGCTAGCCCAAGAAAAATTTCTAAAAACTCGATACTGTTTTGGGCAATAAGAGCAACGTTGCCTTGAAAGCGCATGTCTGTGAAGGCAGCATATGACACTTTCCTCATTCTATCTGTAAGTTGTTTATATGTAACAGAGCGATCCCCATGCCAGACAGCCACTTTGTGTGGCGTCCGATATGAGGATGCGTGAATGCCTTGTGTTACTTTAAGAGAGATTAGATCATACATTTAGCTACCTGTAATCAATTCAAGTATGCCACCGTTCTTCCGAAACCCTTCAATGAAGACATGATGAGAGTCGCCAGACTGTTTGATACATTTATCAGCAGCAGCCCAAAGCTGAAGCCATGTCAACTTACCAGAAGGCAACGTCACCTCAACTGGCTCACCCCAATTGTCTTGATACGTCATCGTTTTGCCTTCATGTGGCGATAGCTCATTAGGGTCATTGACGCCATCATAGATCGACCACATACTCACAAATCCATTTGCCTCTTTGATCTCATAGAATGACATATGCTTTGCTTCGTACTCGTAGTGAACCATAATTAACCTACCTTGTTGCCTTCGCCAGCGAGAATGTAACTATACACAGGCCAGGCCGCCATGTCCTTTCGCTTCGCAGCCTGCACCTCACGGATGAACACATCCTTCTTGGCTCGGCTGCTCACGCCCTTGTTGATAAGCTCAACACAGAACGTCTTAACCTCTTCCAACGAGACATTAGGACTTGCAACCATCTCACCAAGAAGCTTTTTAAAGTCTTCGCCAATCAAATCGTGTTTCAACTTACTCATTAGGCTACTTCCTGCTCACGTTCAATAAAGTACTTTCGATCACCAACGGTCAAGAGAAGATTCCTTGCCCGTTCAATTCGCTCAACAAGATCGTAGAGGTCCTTGGAGGTTAGGTCGTTACCCTCATTCGCCATTATCGAACTAGCAGTAGCGATAATGTTATTCGCCTCTTCTAAGAACTTCTGCGTCTGCATTGGATCAAACTTCTGAAACATAACTACCTCAAGAAAAGAGGAGGCTAGCCCAATGCTAGCCTCCACAGTTAGCCTTAGGCCTTCTTGAACACTCGCGAGTAGTAGTAGTACGTGTTCGCGTAAGTGATCTTGAGTTCGTCCTGAACAGCCTTCAGCATCTTCTCTTGCGAGAGACCCTGAGCGGTCATGTCCTTGAACATCTCGAGAGCACGAGCTCGCTTGGCGTTGTTAGCGCCCTTGGCACGCTTTGCCTTAGGAGCAGCAGTCTGAGCGACAGCCTTAGCCTTAACAGTCTTCGTCACAGCAGCTGGAGTCTTGATAGACGCAGCCTGCTGACTATAGAGGTCCTGACCATCAGCCGGACTGTCCGACTGATACTTAGACATCTTAGCGAGAACAGCTGAGTTGGACAAACCACCAGCGACCAACGTCTCAGCGGCAACAGTAGCACGCTCGACCTTGTTCAGCGGAAGGTTCGTAACAGTCAGCTGACCATCATTACCAGGAATAGAAATAGAAGCCATAATATAAATCCTCACAACATAACATAACAATGTCCGAACTCGTCGTTCGGTATCGGCTGGACCACCCAACCAATGCGAGCAGTATACGCTACCGGTCGTCTAGGGTCAACTGCTAATACCCTTCAAAATCAATAAGTTACAAGCGTTTGAAAATTCCTAATAAAAACGCGGAGTTACAACTCCTGTAGAATCAAGGAGTTACAACATCCGCGTGGTTTTGCTGTAATAAGATGCATTTCTTATTACAAATATAACCTGTTCTTACAGGTTAGCAGCCTGCTTCTAAACGAGTCTCGTTTAGTTGCCGGCTTTAGGTGCTTTTGGCTTGCGAGCCTTCTTGACCTTCTCAACTGCCTTGTTAGCTTCGGCCTTCACTTCAGTAGCGACTTCCTTGGCGGCAGCGACAACGTCTTGAGCATCAACCTTACCGTCATCGTTCTTGTCTGGATCTTGGAAAAGCTTCCAAACAATGTAACCAGCAACGGCAACCAATAACAATACAAGTAATGTACCCATCGTCTTCTCCTATTTAAATCCGAACATCTCTCTGACAGCTTGCCAGAAAGTTATCGGTGTATTATCAAACTTCTTTCCATCAATGTCAACAGCATCTGGAATCCATGTCTTATCCATGTCTTCCCAACCCTTTGGGTCAGCAGAAGCGGCAGCAAGTGGAGCAGAAGCCTTTACAAGCTCAGCTTGTACCTTCTTTGCTCTCTTCTTCTTTACGATCTTCTTTGCCTTCTTGATCTTATTCGCTTTGATTGCTTTCGCCACTTTCGTCACCCTTTTTTGATCTACCAATGTTGTATTTCGTGACCAACTGCCATTCATTCTTCTGTTTGAATGGAATCACCTTAATAAGTCTCATCGGTGCAACTGGTTCTTTAGTTTTTTCAGCATCTACCAAGCCAACTAAGCCCCAGTCGGAAAGTAGGTTAACAATTGTGTTTCTTCTTGCAAGATCGTCATCTGTTATGGACGATGGGCGACCATCAAGGGCAAACAGCTCCTTGAAGTGTACAATATAGTACTTACCCTTTTTATGGAGAATATGACAAGACTGATATAGAGTCTTGTTCTTTTCGGATGCAATACCAATTCTTGTTAAGGTCTCTTTAACCTTTAGGAAGTCATCATTTTGCTTTAGAGTGACTTCGATAAAACTATCTACTGTAATCATCTATTCGCCCCACCTGTTCGCATTTTTTCTTTTAATTGTTTAAGCTGGTCAGCGGATAGTACAGTTGCTATTTCTTTTGCTTTTCTAATACTACAATTATAGTGACTGCAAATAATTTGAATGTCTTCATCCACTTCAGCTTTATGCCATTTTGAGAACCTTTTGTTCTTCCTAATACTATTTAGAAGAAAATTAAACTGAAGCTTTTTGTCTAACTCGTGATATCGGTTCATTTCATTGCAATACAGCACAGTATCCGCAAAATACGATAATCCACGGTTAACCAGAAATGGATTGTATAGTTTCTCGGCTTTTTCCGGGTTTTCCGAGGAAGATATCACATCAATCTTGGTATAATTGATGGCGTTTAAAAAGTCGAACGGATTCATGCGTATTCGACCTCAGCCATAAGCTGACTCAAGCAGGCTACAAGGTTGATTTCCTGGTCTGCGACGAATGCTGCTTTATACTGATACTCAGCTAGAATAAGAATAGCCTGTGGAATAGAAGTAGGCTTAACAAGAATATTCAAGGCATCATAGATCTTTCTGAAAAGGACAGATGAGTCAATATCATTAGATTCAGCTACCCACTTTCTCATATCATTGAACCTTCTATCTTTTAGGATAGTAGTTAATTGAGTGAAATGTTCATCTGATAGGTTAACTAGGATACCGGAATCAATCTCACCACCAACACTATACCGCTGAAGCTCATTGAGTACTCTTCGCCAATCAGGAAAGTGGCGAGCAATCAGCTCGCCTACAACATTCTTGTTGAACTTAATGTTTTCTTCAGCAAGGATGTTAAGAGTCCTCTTATAGAACTCGCCAGCTAATGTTGGCTTCTCTTTAGGTGGAATCTTAAACTCTACAATAGAACATCTAGAATGAAGTGGTTCAATGATTCTAGACTTGAAGTTACAAGTTAGAATAAATCCACAGTTCTTAGAGAACTCTTCCATAAAGTTTCTAAGAGCAGGCTGGGTAGATTGAGCATTAAGATAGTCGGCCTCATCAAGGATGACCATCTTTCTACCACCACTAAACGATACAGTGCTAGCAAACTGTTGGATTTCGTTTCTAAGAGTATCAATACCACCATTCATAGAACCGTTAATGATGATATAGTCACATTGCAACTGCTCACACATGGCCCTAGCTGCAGTAGTCTTACCAGTACCTTGAGTACCAGTTAGTAGTAAGTTAGGAATAGTCCCACTATCAATGAATGCCTGGAATGTCTTCTTGATATCCTTTGGTAGGATACAATCAGCTATAGTTCGAGGACGGTATTTTTCAACCCACAATACTTCTTCTAACATACATTAAGCCTTCTTTGACTTAACGTCTGCAGCAACAAAGTACTCAAGATCTAGTTTATCGTTTCTAAATGAGCTTACACCGTTAGATGAGAGGCTAACCTTATAATCTCCAGCAATTAACTTCAAGTTCTCTGAAGCAAAAGCCATTGCAAGATTAGAGACTGCAGAACCATTAACCTTCAGCGAAAATTTATTGGAGGATGGATTCTTAGGATCTGCAACAACAACGCTAACTACACCATCTTCACTGACAACATTAATCTTATCAAGTTGTAGGATAGCTGTGGCCTTCATTACTTCATTTAGACCCTGCGCAGTAAGATCAAATGTAATCTCTGGATCCTTAACAGCAATCTTCTGAACTACGCTATCAGAAGGTGCAACAATCATTTCAGGATTAGCATAGACATATTCAACTGATCTACCTTCAGAAGAAATAACAACAGAGTTATCTCCAAAAGTAAAATCAGGATCTTCAAAGATACTGATCACGCCCAAGAACTGTTGCATATCATAGATAGCAAATGAAGCCGGGAAAGACTCAGCAACCGTAGCCTTCGCAAATATATTTTTATTAGTGCTAATCGTGCTTAATACACTTCCCGGCTTCACCAACAGATTAGGATTGATCGAAGCAAAGTTTTTCAAGACCTGTAAGGTCTGGTTTGAAATCTTCATAATATAAATTGTCCTTTATCATTCTCGGTGGCGACGTTCGTGCTCTACCATCGATACATTACCCACAATGTTCTCGTACATTGTAGTAAATTCTTCAATGGAAGACAACTCTTGAGCATAGTTATTCTTATGGAATACCTTTGCCATTTTGTTTAGTGTCTTCTTAGGAATTTCGTGGATCTTTGATGCAGCATCAATTGCATCTTTAATAAATTCCTTCTCCGCATCAATGCGGGTCATTGAATTAGAAACTTCAACAAGGACTGCTTTCACCTTTTGCTTATCAAATGCCATAATATAATTACCTCAAGTTATTTCTTGATCTTAGAGATGTCAGCCGTAGCAGCAGCACCAACAGATGCTAGAGCAGCTAGGCTACCACCAAACGTATAAGATCCGGTATGGTTTAACTGCATCCAAGGACATAACCAAACTTTCAAGCCCATGTTACGAACCCATTGACAGAACATATAGTCTTCAGAGAGATATCTCTTAGAGTACTGTCGTAGAATTGTATTGTTTGGGTCATCAACAAACTTAACAATGTCATCTGGTGTTGCATTTGGATTAGCTTCCAAATATGCCTTTAGCTCGGCACCCATGTACATTCTCTTACCATCGATTGGTGTATCGAAGAAAGCAAAGATCTCTCTTGAACCATCAAAGTGGGCTGTACGAACGTGGTCTGGCTTATAAGACTGGTATGGGAATGTTTCCTGGAACTTTTTAAATGTGTTCTTACGAATCATCATAAAGCCAGTACCAATCTCTAGTACCTCAGCTGGCTCACTCAACTTAATTTGAGTTGGACCATCCTTAGCAATAACTGGATTGAAAACATAGTCACCAACAAACTGATCAAGAGCGTTTGGATTTTCATCCGCTACACCCTTATCAACAGCCTGCTTAACCTTTTCCCAGGAGATGCACTTCTTAGGATATGGACCACCAATGATGTCATATGGTGATTCATCAGACTGAAGGGCCAACAATGTAATAACATCATTTGGATCAAATCCGATATCCGAGTCAATAAACATCATGTGAGTGAAGTCACTTCTCATAAACTCATCCGCACAATAGTTACGGGCGCGAGTAATCAACGACTCGTTAAACAGATAGTAGACCTTCATGTTAATGCCATACTTCACACAAAGTGCAGTTAGATCGCACATTGAGCGAGTATAGTTGCCATGACATTGGCCACCATACATTGGAGTTGCTACAAAGAGCGATCTCTTTCGCAACTCTTCAATTTCAATTTTAATTTCCATTATCTATTACTCCACTGCTCGGAGAAGACTCTTCTTTCCACCCGCAGCTTGTGGTGGTGTTAGGATTTGGCTTGTGGCCATCTGATAGTCATTGATTAATGAGTCAACTGGATCTGTAACAAACAATACGCTTGTTGGTAGGAGTTCAAATCCGTCCATTGCAGTAGTATACTGCATGAATGGAACAAATACCAATCGGTTTTCCTGGAAGGCAAGAAGCAAAGGCTTCTTAATCTTCAACTTTGTCTTGGTTTCTTCAAGATCACAAATAATCTCGTCACCATTGTTGAGCTTAACAATCTTAATATTCATTATAATTACCTCTGTTGGTTTTTCAAATAACGTGTATACTTCTTTAACTGTCTTAAAGCCTTTTCTTTATGCACCGGGTGCATCTTTCTAAGAAAGTTAATTCCTTGTAAATGATCATACTCATGTAAGAAGATTCTGGCTGTCATACCAGTAAACTTTCTTGTCATTGTATTTCCGTTAGGTGCTGTAAATCGAACACGGATGTGGGCTGGTCTTTTGATAGGTACACCAACACCTTTATATGATAGGCAGCCTTCCATTAGAGATACAATCTCTTCTGAGACGTCTACAATCTTTGGGTTGAAGCAAGCGAAAGCAGGTTCTCCTTCCATAACAAATACTCTATATGGAAGACCAACCTGGTTTGCTGATAAGCCAATACCCTTATGCTCTCGCATAGTGTCCAAAAGATTCCTTGCAAGCTCTTCTGGATTAACGGGTGGGTTATCAAAATCAAATAGTGGCAACTCTTGTTCTAAGATTGCACTATCATGTTCAATCAAATCATACACCATACTTTTTATCATGCTCTTTATTCAAGCCATAACTACCATCATATTTATGTAAGCTCTCAGCTTTAAATAAAAGAAATTGCCCTACTCTAGTGCCTTTCTGGATACTAAATGGACCACAATGGACATGCATTGCACCAGCCATAACACCATGGTAACCTGAATCATAAAGACCAGAAGTTAAGAACACACCGTTACGGTTTAGAGTTGAACGAGTGATAACCCATCCTGCTTCTCCTTCCCCAACCTCAATAATGTTCTCCATTACAACTTCGTAGGTACCTGGTTCGAGATGCCAGAAGCCTAACTCATCTGGTTGCAACTCAACAGATCCTCTATGTCCCTTCTGCGTTTCAGATAGAGTGCATGTATTAGAGAGAATTCTAAAAACTTTACCAAGTCTTAGATCGACAGCATTAGGCTGGACATCACCTGGCTGAACATTTGTGAGCTTAGATCCATGCTCACCCATAATATGAATCATCATTCCTTTGTCTCCTCTGCTTGTGTGAAGTGATAGAGAAGAACAATATAATGGATAGCCTTGAGCAAATCCTTCTTATTGTATCCATCCTTCTTACCATATCTCATAAGATACTTAATAGCAGTATCCCTAGCAGTAGTATCAACACTGCCAAGAGAATTCCAAACATCAATCGTCTGGACTTCCTCCTTACCAACATAATGTTGTTGATAAGTTCCATTAATATACTTTAAGGCCTCAATCAAGACCTTATCTTCTCTAAATCTATATTTCACTTCTGCCATAATTAATACCCTGGATCATCATTTAAATATTTGGCTACAATTCTGTCAATGTAATCGATATTATACTTAGCTAGATTGTAATTGTCAATAGTAACATCAGCTTCTTTGAGATCAAAATCCACTTCCTTCTCAAACTTACCATCAATGATACCAGTTGGGCTATTGTCAAATGTTCTACCATTCAAGCCGAGCCACACTCCAGCACTACTATCCCAAGTATCAATATAGTCTCTGTATGGCTCCATCAACTTGATTTCATTAGGACCATCAACCATACCAAGGAAATGAATCTTCTTCTTGTTTCTTCGGATACGGTGAAGAATTCCACGGTCATGTAACTCTTGCATGAACATAAAGCGAGCAACAAAGCGCTGAAGCTTGTTACCCTTCTCTACATTATATGCATTAGGTACACCAAGAATGGAAACACCAATGTAGTCAACATGCTTAGATGTCGATGCCCAATCAAAGCCACTAATTAAGTCCTCAATATCACCGACCTTAGATTGGGGTACAAAGAATGTACCAAAGCCCTGAGCCCTAAAGAGAGGTGCTAAGTCAATGGCTGCCTTAATTGTCTTAAATGAATGTTCACCAGGATAGTCAGACATAACAACATAGTTAGCTCTAATGATGCTTGCCATCTCTAGAACCTTCATTGGGGTTAGCATTGGCTTACCTTGCTTATACATCTCAAAGGCACTATTGTCCATAATGTTAACACAAGTCTGACTTCTATAGAACTCTGTATACTCATTACTTGTATCAACAAGATGTGCCAGGGTGAGATGGTAGTCTCTACCCTTTACTAGGTCTAAAAAGTCTGTTGGTGCAATGTGGCAAAAGTTCGTCATACTGATTCATCCTCTATAGACCAAACTGGCTTCATACGCTCATAAACGAGCTCACAACCATTCTCATTATCTTCACTTACAACAATTGTTGCATCACGACCAGGATACTGATTCTTGAGATATGTGAGAAGCTCATCAGCGATCATTTCACAAGACATATAGTCTAGTTTCAATGTTCCACTACCATATAACCCCTCTAATTCCCTTTTTAAGAGAATAAACTCAACGTCACGGTCGTCGTGGAACACTTCAAGATAAACTTTAAAGTGAAACATATGTCTATGAGGGCTTGCCAAGAAGGCAACATCCCTTAGTTTAGGGTCAGAGCCAGCAGCTGGATAGCAATGGATACCTTCTCTTTGAAATGTGATCCAAATCTTTTTCTTAATCATTGAAGTACTCCAACTCTTCACCATATGCCTGTAGAACATCAGCATACCTATCACGCATTACCGATGATCTATAAGGATGTTTGTCAACATTATGTTTAGGCTTCAATGCCTGAATGAGAGTTTGTTCTTGAAACTCGACATGCGGTTGTTGACAATTGTATGGCTTAATTAACCACACAAACTTCCACGACTGATGCTCTTCAAGAAGAGTTCTGAACTTTGTCATGTCATAACCCTTCTCTCTTGCCTTTCTATGGTTCTCTTCCAAAACCTTTAAGCCTAAAGATGTTGAACCAACATACATTAGTTCTCCAGTATCATTGTAGACACCATAAACACCACGGAAGCGATAATCATATGCATCTTTTAAACCAGACATCCAGGAACCTCACTAGGATTGAACTTAGAAGTAACGGCGATAGCATTCCAAGGATGTAGACTTTCTTCATGCGAGATAGCCAAAGAGAAGTCCTTAATACGACCCTTGTCATACCATTCGTCCAACGCAGCGTACATGATACGGCAAACGTCTTCAGAGAACAACAGGTTGGCACCATTTAATTCAGCAAACGCTTGTTCATCTCGTCTCTTAACAACAATCTGAACTTCGGTTGGAATATGCTTTCTGCAAAGTTCTACAATGTCCTCAAACCAAATGATCTTACTTGGATCAAACTCAACCTTGACCTTTAGAATAGATCTCTGGCTATGAGCATTGGCAGCAGCATTACGATGAGTACGAGCATCATATGCCAACTCAAATGAACAAGGACAAGTTGAACTATAGACATAGTCAATAGTAATAAAGAACTTATACTGACCGCTACGATACTGACCTTCTAACTCAACCTTATAGGCAATATGGCCTCGAAGCTTCTCTTCTGGATTATCATCTCTCCTAGAACGAAGAGCATCTTGTGTCCAAGGATACTTAAAGCGAAGCTTACAGTAGGCATTCTTACTATTCTGCTTCTCAGCAAGCTCCTTTAGTGCTCCTTGGATGCCATCGATCGAAAGGTGGTCTTTGATCTTATTATGCATAATGAGATAGAGTCTCGAGAGATTCAATCCCTTAGCATTAGGGTCATCCAAAGAGCAATAAAGGCTGGCTTCTGCCTGCAACTGCTGAGTGTTACCATCACGACGCTTGACCATGATGGGAAGGTCAACTGGAGCAATACCTACCTTCCTAAGAGGTACTCTTGCACCAGGTAGAACTGGATTAACTTGAGGGTCTGGTAACTCCTCACAATAGAACTTATCATCATAATTAAATACAAGATCTGGCATCTTGCTAGAGTAATCAATACCCATCTTCATACACCTCGGGGTTAACATAAAGAGCAGAGTTGAACTCATGCTCGTAGATCTCTATAGTATCAATCCAAACACGGTTGTTAGTCAACTGCTTAATTTGTGGATTGATGTTATCAAATACAAACTTACACGAACCTTCAATACCAGGGCCGTGGCCCTTTGCTACATCCATGATGTTGAGGTTGATACCATCAACTTCATGTAACTGCTTCCAGGTATTAAGCAAAGGATCATCAGACGCAATCAACATCCTATGGTCCCATTGTTCTTCTAGCCACTTCTTAACCCATCGGAGGTCACCAAAGTCCATACACCACATCTTATCATCTAGAGTCGTACACGCAAAGGTAAACTTAATATAGCGACCATACCCATGGGCCCACCGACAGTGACCTTGATCTCTCCACTGACGATGGCCAGTGGAAATGGGACCAATCCTTTTTGTAGAATAAAACCTACTAGCCATCTCAAACCTCCCACCAGAATTCAAACCATTCTGGAGTCTTTTTTCTTGAAATCTTGTTTGCATAGAACTGGGGTACTATACCCTGGTCCTTGTTATAAATCAAGGTGGCAACATAAACATTTTCCATGTTTAGTTTGTTACTAACAGAACTCTGCCAGTCCTCAAACATTGTCTTTAGGGCTTCACCACTATCGACAATATCATCAACTACAAGGACCTTATGGCCATTATTAATGTCCTCAGGTACCCAACAATTGCTTTCTTTCTCCCCACTATCTCTTGTTGACCATGAAATAGGAACAAGCTTCAGGCCAAGCTTATGGGAAAGAATGACACCAGGAATTAAACCACCTCTCGATAGAGCAACAATGTAACTAAACCCTATCTTTGATCTCTTGATCTTTCTTACGAGAGTATCAATATCTTTATCAAATTGACTTTTTTTGTACTTAATTGTTTTCATATTATTTAAACCATGATATAAGAACTAAACGATGACCCCTTTCCACTCTTGTCACCCCATGCAATGTGGCGTTATTATAAACCATTGTACTGCCTATTTCCTGTTTTACAAGAAGGGGTATGGCAGCATTGTGTCGCTTTGTGTTAACAAGAATGTCTTCTGGTTGAGATTTACCTTCTAAAAGATCTTCTTTAGTAATTTTTTTTAGAAGGATAGCATCGCCCCCCACTAAGTCTTCCGACACATCAAGTAATGTCACAGCTGTTTTGTTTACCCTATTAGGGTTATCAAAATGCACATTTGTAAATGACCCTTCAACATATTTCAAAAAGTAATGAGCTAAGCTTTCTTTAGCTTGCGCATATTGTTTAATTGCGTCAGCTACTCTACGGATTACGACTATATCATGTGGATGCATTTTTCTAGGAACATGGCATTTATATACATTAAACAAATTAAAGTCACGTGTATAAAAAGTGGGCGAGAGTCTTCCATATAACTCTTTCAGGTATTCAATATCCTCCTGAAGAAGGATTGTGCTTTTTATATAATTAGACTCCAATCGTATTACCCCACAAGTACACATGGACTCTTGCCGACACATTATAGCCTCTCTTGAAGGCTTCCTCAGCAATCGCACCAGCACTCATATACCCTTCTAGCTCGCCTGTTTGACCTTCTTCTGTAGCACCAACTGGCATAATCCAAACAGGGAATGTTACCCCAGCCTTTCTAAACTCATTTGTTACATGCTCAACTTCTTCCCATGTTTCTTTCTTACCATTGACAACATACTTAATCTGTCCATGGCCTCTAGATAGAGAATTGTATTCAGCTAGGACTTCAGGAATGATAGCATCCTTGTTTGTTTCACCAGATGTAGTCCAGAGCTTAGGAGATGATGAAATAAAAATCTCTCTACCCATCTCTCTCCAGTTAGTCATAAAGTTACTAAACTCTGGCTTCAATGCTTGAGTGGCATTAGTTTCAAATGTAACAAACTTAGGACTATTCTTAATCTTATCAAAGTAATCAAGAATACCCATTGTACAATCTTGAGCATGCTTCATTAAAGGCTCACCACCAGTGAAGCACATATGGATAGGCTGGCCTGCTGGATGGTCAAACTTTGACTCTAGATTGTGGGGAGATCTAATATGACCAAGAATCTGGTTAGCAATATACTCAGGTGTACCCTTATGCATTAAGTGCTTAAACTTCTTTGACCAAGAGTATGATGAATCACAACCATACTTCCATACAGGAAGATCCTCGACTCTTTTAATGAAGTCGACATTCATTTCTTTATAGGGAAGCTTATAAGTCTTAGGATCGGTAGGATCCTTCTGGCCAAAACCATCACACTGGAGGTTACAGAGAAAGTATCTCAACCAAGCAGTTGGTATACCAGTGTATCGACCTTCACCCTGAACAGAGTAAAAGATCTCTGAATAATGATATTCTTTTTGCATTACAGAAGCCTCAAATTAAACATTATTTATAACGACCACTATACAATAATTGATGGTTATTTTCAACTATCTCCATTGTGGTCCTAGAGCCCACATCACTAAAGTCTTTCTTACACCCTCTTCAACTTTCTCGACTGTATGTAAAGTTGTTGGCTTGAACATAACCATATCACCTTTATCAAGATCAATAGGTTCATCATTAACAACAAGCTTACCACCACTGTATTCATTTTTATCTGATAGCATTAAAACCAAACTTATTTTTCTTTGCGATGCTTGTTTACCATTGAACATAGTATCAACATGCTTGGCATAGTGATCATCTTTAAAGTATGTTGTATGCTGTATCTCTAGCGCTCTATAGAGCTGTACATCAAATGCATATTGATAGAAGTCAATAAACGGATAGACGTTATTAAGAATATCAAGATAAAACTTTCTGTGGTTGTTGAAAGTTATGAACCTTGTCTCACAAGACCTTACACTCTTATCATTCGATATGCCTGTTGATAAACTTTTATCAACAATCTGACCTTGTCGCATTGGTATGCGCTCTGTTGTAGAATTCCAACTATCGATTAAGTCTTTTGGAATAGCTGACTTAATAGTTATAACGGACATACTACTTCCAGGTTGGCCCAGTGATAAAAATGAACAGAATGTTCCTTACACCAGATGTTATTTGTTCTACTTTGTGCTGTGTATAAGATGTGAATAATGCAACAGTACCTTTACCCTCTACTTTAGCTGGGAGTGGGTAGCCATGCTCGAAAACAAACTCGCCGCCTTCATAATCTGTTGGATCTGATAACATTACAGTTAAGGAGAGCTTCCTATCTGTTCTGAGGTCACTATACTTAGAATTGTTTAGAGCCATCTTATAATTCATTGTATCATCATGCCAACCAACACCATGGCCTGGTAGGTATGTAATATGCTGGATTGCTCCATCTATCTGATAATCAATATCAATACCTAATCTATCAATATTATTTTTTGTATAGTCAATTAATGACTTGAATACGCCCTCATATGGCTTCATGTTAGCAGTTAAGAATCTAACATTACATTTCCTTACGCCTGTCCTACCAAAGGATGGATCTATAGGCACATTATTAATCATCCAGGTATTGATATTGTTGCACCATGTTGATGGAAAGTAATTTGGTGTTACTACAATCTTAGGAATCATATCAAACCCACCTTGGACCTTTAAACCAAGCAACCAATGTGTTTCTTGTTCCACTTGTTACTGGGGTTACCTTATGTAATGCAATTGATGGAAATGCTATTGCCTCACCAGCAGTTAACTTAATAGTTTTATTTTTTTTGCCACCAGCGAGAACAAAGTCACCACCCTGATAATTATCTCTATCCGTCAAGCCAACAATTACTGTAAGTTTGGGAACAACTGGCTTAACCACCCAGACTGAATCGCTATGCCAGTCATATTCCATTTGCAGTTCTGATTTATATGTTGTATATTGGAATGCACTAATGTCATACCAAATATTGAAACCAAACATACGCTCATTTGCAGCCATTGCAATATCTCTCAATGCTTCTACTATCTGAGGTTCCCTTTTAGATGGGATAATCTTCATCAAATAGTTTTCTGGCACAACTGCATTACCATCTGATGATAGTACATGCGAATCACCAGGCTCGTTTGGGTACTTCTCACACGCCTTGTGTATATCTTCAGCCCATTTGCTATTAAAATATTGCTTAGTCCATATCATACAATTCTAGAGAAGTTCTTTGTCTTTTCAAATCTAATAACATTATGGAACTTATCAAACAGCTGATCAGTCTTATGGCTAATAATGAACGTATTAGTATCAGCAGTTAGGGTCTGGATGATCTTTAAGAATTCATCAGTACCATTGCTATCAAGAGAACTATCAAACACTTCATCCATGACAAGTAAGTTAGTCGCGGCACTATTTCTCATCTTGGCAATGGCTCTCCATGTGAAGAGAACAGCCAAGTTGATTCTCATCTTCTCACCTTCAGAGAATGAATTGTAACTAAACTCATCTCTGAATCTAGACTTAATAGTTTCATTAAACTGCTCATCAATCTCAAACTGAACAAAGAAGTCCATCGCAGCCAAGTACTTGTTGATCAGCTTATTGATGATAGGCATATACTGACGAAGGATTCTAGTCTTGATACCACCATCCTTTAAGAGAGCAGAAGCTGCCTGTAGAATTTCATACTCCTCGAGCAGCTTCTGCTTCTTGTCCTCAGCTTCTGTCTTTTGTTTTTGTAGTTCTTTTAGTTTTTGTTTTTCTGCATCGAC